TTGTTGATAGGTATTGCTTGAAGAGAGATGTCTGTAGATTCGGACTGCCAGTATATCTCTACATAATCATTTGCAGCAGTAGATGTACCTACAAATGTTATAGTTAATGGAGCTTCAGAAGGTTCTGAAGAAGTTTTTCTAGGCTCTTGTGTGGTATGAATGGTAGAGTTAGCATAATCACTTCCGTTAAGCTTTATCCAAAATTCACTTTCTTGTACAGCGTTTGAGGCGTTTGTTATCTGAATTACACAAGTAAGTGTATATGTTCCTGGATTAGCAATAACTATCCTTGAATTGTTTTGAATAGATATTCCGTTTGACGTGTATGTCCCGTTAAACGTAATTGCCTGTGGGGTACCCGTAGCGCCTATTGTCTGAGTAGACGAGCTATAAAATGAACCATAGTGTCCAATTGTTCCACCAGCTCCTGTAACTCCAGTCGCGCCAGTTGTACCAACACCTGTAGCACCAGTAACTCCAGTTGATCCTGTAACTCCTGTTGCACCAGTTATACCTGTAGCACCAGTTGCCCCAGTATCTCCTGTCGCTCCATTTACTCCAGCTGGCCCCTGAATACCAGTATCACCAGTTGGCCCCGTAGACCCAGTAGGACCTGTAGATCCAGTTACACCTGTATCACCAGTAGCGCCAACGCCAGTAGCACCTGTAATTCCTGTAGCGCCAGTAACACCAGTTGATCCTGTTATTCCCGTTGCCCCAGTAATACCAGTGGCTCCAGTTACTCCAGTGGCCCCAGTGACCCCAACTCCAGTGGCCCCAGTAACCCCAACTCCAGTGGCCCCTGTGATACCAGTGGCCCCCGTAATGCCTGTAGCTCCTGTGATTCCTGTAGCCCCCGTGATGCCAGTAGCACCAGTAATACCTGTAGCTCCTGTTACACCTGTAGCCCCTGTTATACCAGTTGCTCCAGTTGCACCAGTACTTCCAGTTGGGCCAGTACTTCCAGTAATACCTGTAGCACCTGTCACTCCAGTAGCTCCAGTTGTGCCGATTCCAGTTGCACCTGTTGGACCAGTAGAGCCAGTTACGCCAGTAGCTCCAGTGACTCCAGTACTTCCCGTGACACCAGGAATGCCAGTATCTCCAGTAGGTCCAGTACTACCAGTAACTCCTGTGGCTCCAGTTACCCCTGTAGCACCTGTTGCGCCTACCCCTGTAGCCCCAGTAGGGCCAGTAGACCCTGTGATACCTGTTGCACCTGTAATTCCAGTGTCGCCAGTTGCCCCGACTCCAGTAGCTCCTGTTACGCCTGTAGATCCCGTAACCCCCGTAGCTCCAGTTGCACCTGTACTGCCAGTTGCTCCAGAAATACCAGTGTCACCCGTAGGGCCAGTGTTACCAGTGACACCAGTCGCTCCTGTAACCCCAGTAGCGCCCGTGACCCCGCTTGCTCCCGTTGCCCCAACACCTGTTGCTCCAGTGACACCAGACACACCAGTAGCCCCCCTTAATCCTTGAACGCCTGATGGACCAGTGTCCCCTTTATCTCCAACCTTAAATATCTGTACAGACACCTTTGCGCCATCACCCCAAACAGTAAACGCATTATCGTCTCCAGCTAGAGTATTGGTTACATCTATAACTTGATATGCACCACCTGTTCCAGTTGTATACCCTGTAGCAACATAGGTAAGCTGAGCACCATATGGAACTCCAATCCTATCTTGAATGAGTATGTACGCTTTTTCAGTAGATGTTGATGAGAAATAGTTTGTCCAAGGAATTAAATCATTGTTTTCTGTAACAAGATCAATATATATTTTTGTTACTAACGATGGAGTAGAACTATTGAATTTAACCCAACCTGGAATGCCGCTTACATCTGAATCAGTCGTGGCTGACTTGTATACATAATCATAGCCACCTCTATATCCGTGATCCCCTGTAGGGCCACTGACTCCGACCCCAGTCGCCCCTGTAACTCCCGTAGCCCCTGTCACCCCCGTAGCCCCTGTAACACCTATTGGACCAGTATTTCCTGTAACTCCCGTAGCCCCTGTAACTCCCGTAGCTCCCGTAACACCTGTTGCTCCCGTAACACCAGTATTCCCAGTGGGACCAGTATTTCCAGTGGGACCAGTGCTGCCAGTAACCCCCGTAGGCCCAGGTACTGTTGAATTAGCCCCAGTGTCACCTTTTGCGCCAGTTACACCAGTGGAACCCGTAGCCCCAGTAGGACCTGGAACTGTAGAGTCAGCACCCGTATCACCCTTTGGGCCAGTGTTTCCAGTAACCCCTGTTGCCCCAGTTGGGCCTGGTACTGTAGAATTAGCACCTGTGTCTCCCTTAGCCCCAGTATCACCAGTAACCCCAGTTGGACCAGTGGATCCAGTGGGTCCCTGAACACCAGTGACACCAGTATCACCTTTAGCCCCAGTAACTCCTGTTGCCCCAGTGTCTCCTTGGGGGCCAGGGACAGTAGAATCAGCCCCAGTAACCCCAATGGGGCCAGTAGGACCAGTAGGACCAACATCACCCTTTATCGCAGGAACGCTTACATCAATGGATGATGATGTGGCCCCCATGACCTCGATAATAATCGGAGCTGGTGGTGTTATCTCTACGTTCATATTAGTTAAGTTCGTTTATTTCTTGCTGGCATGCAGCTACGGCATCATCATAGCCAGACACATCGAAATCCATTTTAATTAACAAATCTTTTGTAATTAAAAGATGTTGTATTTTTTGGTTCAAGTTATCTATTAAATGTTGGTTGCTCATGTTATTCATATAGATGCAAATTCCAGTTCAACCTATAATCTGCTGAAGTTGGTCCAGCGGTTTTCCACCCAAATCCAAACCACATAGAGCCTCCTGTAATTCCAAGTCCAGTAAGGCCAATCGTATTTAAGGCCGTTAAAATACTAGACGAGGTGTCAAGTGTAGACTCAGCAACACCGATACACGTATAAGTAGACGACGACAAGCCTTGAGAGGCTACCGTTGGACTATGCCACAAAGACATAAAAAATACTTGATTTGTTACAACGGCAGACCCCCAGTTCAAGCCTCTTGTGCTCATCTTTATCTCAGAGACATTGTGGGGGACGTCTACAAGAGAGCCCTTGATGCTGTATGCTAGCGAGCTATGGGTAGAGGAGTTAGGTGTTGGTGGAGTTCCGCCATGATTATAACTTACGAGTTGTGTTAAAAGTCCAGCACTTGAATCTGAGTAGGACGGACCAAAGGCAGGCGGAGCGTACAAAACATTAGTAGCAGTAGCCGCTACAGCATAAAAACCATTATAACTACTTGACCTTGAGGCAGAACCAGTTGGTCCTGTAGATCCTGTAACTCCAGTGGCTCCTGTGACTCCAGTTGCTCCAGTAATACCAACCCCAGTAGAACCAGTCACTCCTGTAGCGCCCGTTACCCCTGTTGCTCCAGTAACGCCCGTTGCCCCAGTAACGCCAGTTGCGCCCGTTACGCCAGTTGCGCCCGTTACGCCTGTCGCCCCTGTCGCGCCAGTCTCCCCAGCCCCCGTAACTCCTGTGGCTCCTGTAACACCAGTAGGACCAGGTATATTTGAATCAGCTCCAGTAGGTCCAGCTGGGCCTGCTGGACCAGAAGGACCAAGAGGTCCAGTTGGGCCTTGCGGTCCAGATTCTCCCCTAACAGCAGGAATAGATATCTCTACAGTTATAGAATCTGCATCAACGAGATTGATCGGCATTAGATGTCGGTTATATCGCTGTTTACAATAAATGCCCCCCTAAGAATTGTTTTGTGCTCACTGTTTACAACAGACTGCACGTCATATACGTACTTACCAGCCTGAATGTCCTTCATAGTGGTATGACTAGCTGATATGAGCACATTACCATTATTATCAACAGTTATTGGATCAAAACTTTTGTTTGTAGTTGTTACTCCATCTGTAGTTTGGTTTTCTATAGCATCTGGAGTGCTGAGAATGACAGCGCCCTTTACAGTTGTCTCTATTGGAAAAGCAGTTGTAATGCTCTTTTCCCTTACCTGCATGAGGAATGTATATCCAAGTGTAGACAACTGTATGGGATCCCCATTATTGTCTTTTAACTTAAGATTTAACTTGAATGTATCACCTTTTTTGCAGACGATATCCAGCTTGTCAGCTGTATCTAAAGAAACTTTTGAAGCCATAGTTATATAGTTTTTCTCTGTTCAATTAGTCTGCTCTGCTCCTGTGCCTGTTTTACAACCCGAAGATCTTTTCTGTCCTCCTTAAATACCTCAAGTTTTTCTTTGAAGTCTTTCTCATCTGTCTTAAATCCAAGCATGGCTTGTGCCTTGAGCATCTCTACCTGCATTCTTCCCTGTTGTCTTATCTGTTCAATAGCTGCTTCAGCCTCTGCCTCTAGTTGTATCTTACGTGCAGCCAACTCTGCTTCCAACTGCATCTCTTGCATCTTTGCTTGAGAGGCAGCCATAGCAGACTGCTGTTGAAGTTCTGCTTGTATCCTTGAGTTCTGTTCTGCTTGTTCTTGCATCTTCTGAAGGCGCTTCTTGCGTCTGCTGATCAAAAGCAGTTCAGCTTGATTAACATCCTTCATATTTCTTATGGCGATAGCATCCTCGATATCAAGTTCTTTTTGCTGAAGAGATATCTGTATGTTCTGCTCAAGGTACTGTCTATCCTTATCCTCCATATCCTTAACCACTTGTACGCCGAAGTTGTACATGGGGAGATCAGAGAAAGACGACAAAACGGACATGTTCTCTGTTCCGATAGCAGTCTCATACACCTTGTAGATAACCGAATCCTTTGGGAGGATCTGAACGCACTTCACAACATCCTCACAAACTTTCTTGTAAAGAACTATAGCGGCATTTGTTATGTCGTAGATAGCATTATTACCAGCTGCAAGTGCCTGCTCTCTAACCCCCACCAGAGCCTCGCCCTTTGGTGAGCTTGAATCCATCACATCGTTGATGCCAGTGACATCACGTATCATTCTGAGGTAGTGGTTATAGATACCAACCAACTCATTTATGTTACGTATAGTGTTGTTTATCTCTCTTATGGGAGGGTTCTGGAATCCGCCCTCTGGGTTCTTGCTTCTGTAGTAGAATATACCAGTCTGCTCATAGATATCCTGCAAGTCTAGCGGCTGCATCTCCCCAGCCTTACCAAGCTGTACGTTCTCCAGTCCCTCTATATCAATTACAAGACCATCTGGCTTGGCTTTAGCAATAGCCTGTTGGATTTTGAGGTGAGTCAGTTGGATCATATCAGCAAAGCCAATACAACTGTCCACCATGCCCTTGGGCATCATGTTGGTCAAATTCGTGGCAATAACTGAATACGACAACCTAGCCCTACTGATGTCGTGTATGTTTCTAGGAACATTCAACGTCCTGCCGTATCCAAACAGATAGTCTTCACACCCAAGTATATATGAACCAGAGTAAACTGTAGCTATCGTCATCATCTTAGGGACACGCTCGTATACGCTCCCAGCCTTGGGGGTATAGTCGAATCCTTTATAGAAGAAGTTCTTGTTTCCGTATCTGTTTTCCTTCTCCTCAAAGTACATGTTGTCAACGGAGATGAACTCGAAGTCCATAACGTCAACCATATACTCATCATATCCGTATACATTCCTCTTGAGTCTGTCGTCGTAGTGGAACTTATCTATGCTGTACGGATCGTTGTTGTATTGATTTCTGACCTTGGTTGCAATCTTCTTCAACTCATCTTCTGTAAGGCCACCGTTTGAAATTCTACGAAGTTCATTGATGGTGATACGCTTTATGTGACCAGCGTAGACAAGATCGTCAAAGTTGGGGTCTTCTGTGTAGCTATGAACAAATCTAGATGGATCAACATAGTCTATCTTGATTCCGTAGTTAGGATCGTTACTACGCTTTGTCACAGCCATCCCAAGGCTGCTGATGTCGTTCACGCAGCGTCTGTATGCGTTGTCGTTGAAGTTGTTCCAAGACAGCGTGAGATTAGTGGCTATTTGCGCTGATACCTCTGCGTCTGTCTTGATATTGCTCCCCATGAAGATCTCTGCCTCCTCAAGCGTCTCTGGGATGCTCTCTGGGTCCATACCAAGAACTATTCCACTCTGTTCTTTTAACTGCAGCAGTTGTTGTCTGGCCTGTACCTGCAACTCCACCACCTTCTTCTTCTCGTTCTTCTCTGATGAAGACAACGGATCAATTGCTTCAAGGTTTGGATATGGATCTCTCGACAGTATCTTATTTACAACAACTCTATTGAACTTTGGGAGTATCGGAACTGGTGTATAGTCTATGTTTACAAGGCTACCATCGTTGCTGTTTGGATCCAGTGTGTGTAATAGCTTTTTGTATATCGATGTATCTTGAGTACCATTGGCGTAGTTCCTACATCTTTCAAACATCACATTCCTTCTAGAGAAAAGTGAGTCTGTCGAGTTTAGCTTACCCCACTGATTCTCAATAGCCTTAGCATACTGAAGGCCGTATTCTTTTGATTCCTTAACCTCCATCGGGGCCAAAGGATCTGGAAAGCCACCAGTATTCTTTTTGTCTTTGCTATACATTATTTGGGAAGATACTATACGTAACCCAGCAAATATACGCAATCAACCAATTACATTATATTTCCTAAAGAACACCTTGTCAGTAAACTGGGGCTTTGGCTTTGGATTTGGCTTCTGGGCAGCAAGGAGTGCCAGACCAGAACTAATGGTCAAGTCAAACTTAGTTCTCTTGTCTATCTTAAATGCAATCCAGTCTTCAAGCGTTTTGTTGAAGTACATATTCCCCATCTCACCAGTCTCATAGTTTATTCCTATGTGGTTGTGTACATAATGCTCTATCGCCTGCGCGTGCGCGTGTATCACATCCTGTGAGTTTGATGGTATGCCTTTGGTCTTTACGTTTACGTGAGACGAGGATGACTTCAGATGTTCTGGTCGATCCATGATATACCCATCATATCCTCTGCTCTCGAAATGTCTTACGATTCCGTACTTGTTGTTCTCTATAAGTAACGGGTAGCCATAGAAGAAAGCACACATAAGAACGTCCTCGTAGAATATCTTGGCCATGTCTGGACGTGAAGCGTACTCCACAACAAACATGTTAGATGGCCTGTTCATAGAGAACTTGTTATACATATGCATTGATCCTTTCGATCCCCTGCCATCTAGAGTAGCATCGATATCATACGAGTCAACACCACCACAACCATATTGACTAAAGGGGGCTATCCGCTGGCCCCTTTCCTCATTGATGATACAGCGTTCGTCTTCTGGGGGCAACCAGGACACTCTGAAACGTCCATTGATATCTGGGGAAAACACAACCTTCTTATCTTTCTCCTCCCATATAAAGTTCCCTTGAACAACAGGATTTGGAAACAGGTCCTGATTATGCTCTATCTGTTCATAGATCTTACCTACGTTGAACAGACTCCCAGAGACGCTGTCACGGAACGCTTCGTCTTCGTTGAAGGGGAACTGCCTGATAATCTCATTCATTTCTGAAGAGTCGTGTCTCAAGCTGTCACGTTCATTCTTCAGGAACTCCTTAGCCCCAGTAGATATGTACATACCTTCTTCTATGCTTTCTACTGGCTTCTCTGGAGTCTCTACTACAGCATTCCCATACTTGTCAAAGAAACCTTCTAGGGCTTCGTAGGCTGGTATGATGATGCGATACATGCCGCTCTTAGTTCTGCCGTTGGCATTGCGTTCGGATGGGTCACTGTCTAGCCACAGTCTCTTGTACTCGTCTCCGCCCTTGTCCATTGGGTTTACGGTGGAACCCATAAGCACCTTCCCAATAATCTTGTTACCAACCAACAGACACGTCCTTTCTATACGCCAAGCCTCTCTGATGTCCGATGGCTTCTCCCACTTGCCAGCCTCATCTAGATATAGCAAGTGTACCTTCTCACCGTCATAGGCGTTGTTTGTCGTGTTCCTCCAGTTGATCACCGTGTTCAACGCCTCACCAACCATAGTGGTCTTATTCTTCTTCGTGATCCTCTTGGCTGGCTCTCTGAACGCCAACTCCATCCTAGGGTTCGTGGTTCCATCCTGTATAGGCTTGAAGAACCATGGGTAGTTTGTGAATATAGATACTACCTTCTTCATGAAGATGTTCTCCTGAGCATCCTTACCAGTCTTCGACTGAATGCCAAGGAGTTTGTCAGATACCTGCGTACCTTCATCCACAAGTATGCTGGAGCAAACGTTAGTATATCCTGAACGTCTGCACTTAACGAATAGCTGACCAAAGCACCTAGGGTCAGCCTCACACGCTGCAAAGTGTAGTAGTATCTCACGTTGGAATTGATAGAAGCTGGGGTATCCTACGTCGATCTTAGACCACTGCAAGAACATATAGTGTCTCCCAGTTATATATGTTGGAACGCCGTTGTTGTAGAACCATAACCCGTTTCTCCTGCGTTCAAACTCCTTCTCAATATACGACGAGTACTTGTCTTTAAACTCTACTGACCTCTCGTTCCACTCGTCTATACTTTTTATCTTAGATATTTCTATGGGTACTGGCAATCTTGTCCAGTACTGCTCAGACTTCTTTTTGTCGTGAAATAGGATCTGGTTTTTTGGGGGCATCTTGGGAAGGACAACAAGAAGACCGTGGAGCTCAAGGGCTTCCCCCTGTGTCCCGTTAGGATCTATCTTGATGCCCTTCTCTTTATAGCCCTTTATGTCAACCAGTGACGACATTAGAATCTAACCTCAAGACATGTAACGCAACAAGGCTTTTCACCAGGAAAAATAGGTCCAGAGGAATTCAATTGCTTACGCTTATAGTACCTGCTGTTCTTTGCTACCTGTTGTGTTGGTGAGCAAGATGCGAAAACAACAGCAAGGCCCAAGAAGAAGATGACTGACTTCATACCGTGAATTTAAGAGAATTAGACGTGATTGGAAGTTGTTCTGCAAAGATATGCTTGATCGTGTTTGCTATGACACGGATTTCTTTCTGAGCGTGGTGGTCGTCTCTGATCTGTATGAAATGAATCCATGACCTTACGCTCCCCGTCATGTGGATCGTTGTCTTTGTGGCCAATGGGAGGATAAATCTAGCCGTCTCTCGAGATACTCCAGACTCGATGAGATTGTTATAAAGCTGTTCACAAGCGGCGAGAACCATATCTACCTTGCTGTTCAACACGGCAGAATTCATTGATTCACTAGAAGACTGCCTGTTTGATTCAGCTTGCCACCGAAGATCAATCGGTTCGAATATACTTCTACCATCAGACAGCAGGTTTACATCTTGGTATCTCTGGCTGAACTCCTGAAATGTAAAGCTCCTGTGCCTCAATAGCTGTATGGCTATGGCCTTGCTTGTCTCTATTTCAAACGTCATGTAGGAGTGCTCGAACGGAGACCAGTGTTTGTTTACTATCAAGTACCTTATGAGGGACTCGTAGTTTTGCTTCTTGTTCTTTCTCGAACTAGATACACGAGCAACCTCAACAATATGATGCTCAGCATTTGGCGTGATTGACAAAAGTTTTACTTTCATTTGATTTGTAACCGTGATGGTTTTTTACTTCATTGAATTGTTATTGCAGCTATAATGATGCATTTTTGCTTCATTTGCATCAACAATCAGGCATTATGCTCAGGAATAATTACCGAGTTTGGCTAGTCCTTTTTGTTGGAGTCATGGTCATTAACAAGATCAAGCATGTCCCCAATTTCCCTTAATGCACCCCCCAGAATCTTTGCAAGATTTCGAACTGCATCAAGTTCAAGAGATTCTAACCATTTGTCTTGTACTGCTGCGGGGCAATCCTCAAAGCAAGTGGGTTGTTTTTTCTCTTCATCTATAAACTTGTGCAAGATGTACACTCCGCTGAGGTTCCTACGTTTTAATTCATTCATAGTATCCATCGCTGTTTCATTTCTTGTTCTTGGTCATCAGAATCCACTCAATAGCACTCTTAGCTTCCAATAATCCTTGAAGGCGGGCCCGCATTAGTTCTTTACGGTCATCGTTACAATTATTCAAGTCAACTCCCGCCTCTTGACACATTGTTCTGATTTCGCGCCAGGCGCGGTACAGAGCTTTGTAATCTCCTAGTTTCATTTGTGGAGGTTTAGTAGTCAGGGCAGGAATCGAACCTGCAATTGTGGTCTCCGTAATGAGTGTTGTTCCATTTCAACTTACCGAACTTGAGTCCGTTTACCTATCCACTACCTGACTATATTGAGCTTCTGAAAGGAATCGAACCCTCAACCTACTGAGTACAAATCAGTTGCTCTACCAGTTGAGCTACAGAAGCATGGCACGTCAGGCAGGAATCGAACCTACAGCTTTCGGTTTTGGAGACCGACACTCTACCTATTGAGCTACTGACGTGTTTCTTGTGATCACAGATTGTGATATCAAGAGTAGGGGCGACAGGAATCGAACCTGTAACCTTGATGATATAAGCATCCTGCTCTAACCAACTGAGCTACGCCCCCAGTTAATCGCACCCGTTTAATCGTAGAGGTGCAGAACGCGAAATAAAGACCAGTACGTCAAAGAATTGTACGCCCGACAGGATTCGAACCTGTGACCCACAGCTTAGAAGGCTGTTGCTCTATCCAGCTGAGCTACGAGCGCAGGTGATTGCGCCCTGTGCAGGAGTCGAACCTGCCGCGTCCGAGTATTAGTCGGGGCTCCCGTGAGCTTACAGGGCTAGGCTAGTTAAGCCTTCTTTCTGTCTGGGATGATCGCGTTGATCACAGAATCAAACAGGCCAAACACCTTGTTGTCTCTTTCGGTAGGAGTGAGGTTGACAACAACCTTAACCAACGCCAAGAAAGCAATAAGAAGCTCGGTGATGATTCCAGGAGTAAACCACCCAGACTCGGCGGTCGCTTCGTTCGGTACATTTTGAGCAACCGTTGTAGAATCTGCAACGGCTGTGAGGGTGTCCGCCACCAATGGCAGCGAATCAACTACGTTTACAAGAGTATCAATCATA